ATGAAATCATCGATCCGTACGTGCACAGCCGCTTTCAGTCTTGCCTGTCTGATCATTTTATCCGCGTGTCAATCGAATACTCAAGAGGCTGCGGACAGCAACAAGACCAGCGCATCCAGTTCACCTGTTTCCACAGCCGTTTCAACCGCTACCAAGGCGCCATCTTTATCGCCATCATATGTACCGGAACAAGATACGGAACAAGCCATTCCCCGCGGGATACCGGCCACCATCACTCGAGTGGTCGATGGAGACACGATGCAAGTCGATCTGTCCGGTAAAAAGGAAACCATCCGACTGCTTCTTGTGGATACGCCAGAAACGGTGCACCCGGATAAACCGGTGGAGCCTTTTGGTCCGGAAGCCTCCGCTTTTGCCAAAGAAACCTTAACCGGGAAAAAAGCTATCCTCGAACTAGATGTATCGGAAAGGGATAAATACGGCCGTCTCCTCTGCTACCTTTGGGTGGATGGCGTGATGTTTAACGAGGCATTGCTGGAGAAGGGGTTAGCCCGTGTCGCTTATATTTACCCGCCTAACGTGAAGTATGTGGACCAGTTCCGAGTCATACAGGACAAAGCCCGGCAGGCTGAGATCGGGATTTGGAGCATAGAGAATTATGCTACGGATAGAGGGTTTAATGAGGATGTAAAAGTCGGGAGTACGACTTCATCTGCGGCAAAGCCTACAAACACTGGTACAGGTGCGGGAAGCGTCGGCATTTCCTCACCTTCGGCAACGCCTCGACCGTCGTCCTCCACTTCATCCGCACCCGCTTCAACGGGAGGCTCGCAAGTATATTTCAAAAACTGCTCAGAAGCAAGAGCCGCGGGAGCAGCGCCTGTACATATCGGCGATCCCGGCTATGGCAAACATCTGGACCGGGATGGCGACGGGATCGGTTGCGAGTAAACAAAAAGACTCTGCATGGGGCAGAGTCTTTTTGCGATCTATATAAATGATTGTGGGGTTGTTTTTACTATATAGGAGGAACATGAAAATAAGCTTACGCATACCTTAAAAACAAATTAAAAAACAAAAAAATCGGAAGAAAATTGACTTTTCTTTTACCCAGCGATGACGCAGATTTGATGCATAGGTTGTACAATGACGTTAGAAAAGCCATAAGGAGGTGAAGACAGCCATGTACTACGAAGAAGACCGCGAGCCTTACGAAGAAAAACAGGATAAACCCGCGAAGGAAGAAACTGAATAAGCAACTCACAGCCGCAGAGCTCCTCGACGAGGGGTTTATTTTTTATTTGGGAAAATACCTTGGTCGTTTACCGCTTATTAAACGCCAGTTCAAATAATCCTGTAGCGGACAAACCCGCCAATCCCCCACTCCAAAGCCGCAGAATCAAACCTAAATCGGTAAAAGGCGCCGCTGCCGCGCCAACCCCTAAACCGATCAACACCCCTACCAAAGGAATAATATTTCCCGGTAGGTTGATGGTCTTTTTCACAAGCTGCACCAAAGCCAATACAAAAACGGCCAGCACCGACGCAAAAGCCAGTACTTCCGTTAGATTTTCATTTTGCATGAGATCACCCCGCTTATAGGTTTTGTTTTGGAAGGCCGGCAGCGGCACGCACTTCATCGGCAAGCCTGCCGATCTCTGCAAGAGCAGGAGCACCTGCACCGCATACTTTTGCGGTATTGTAGACGGTTCCTAACATGGCCGTTATTTTGTTGGCATCTTCTTTTGTCATTCGCGCAACCCCCTCTTCGTGAATCGGCCACAGCCCGGCTTCCCTCATTTGTTCGTTCCAATCGATCAAATGGCCGTTTTGCGTGACATTGATTTCTCTTTGAAAAACATGAGCGGATTCAGAACGTTTACCTCGGCTCCAGGCGATAGTTTGCCACCCGTAGATTCCCGGAAAGCGTTTCGACATGGCTTCAATGACTGAGTATGAACCGTAGACACCAAGTTTATAGCCTGGAATTTGTGCAACAGCCGCTCGCAAATAGGTCTCAAGCAATTCAAAGTCTGATTCAGGCGCGTCATAATCAACGGCAAAATAAATAGCGCTTCCCACCGGCTGGCCGATGTTCCGCGCTTGTGTGTAGGCTTCCCTGCCGTCTTCTGCTCCTGCGTTGTGTCCTCCCTTGGTACGGTTGGCGGAGCGTTCGAAAACCGAGAGGATTTGCAAACCCGCGGCTTGCAGTATATCAGCTTCCGCCTTCGATAATGTCTTCCAGGATTCCGGTGTGACATATCGTCCGATAAAGGACACACCGTCTTTTTTGAATTGGGCGGCCTTTACTGTGTTAAGCGGAGATCCGCAGTCGATTCCCTTGATGATCATCCTGCACCCACCGCCTTGAGGATCAGACCAATGGCGGCAATACTGAGAGCTCCCAAGCTAATCGTTGTGCCGATGAGCCACTTGACGGTGGCGTCCATGCTATCCAACCTTTTTTGCGTGGACTTGACCGCCTCCGCCGTTTCCGCCGACAACCGGTCGAGTGCCTCGACGCGTTTCACCAAATCGTTTATTCCCCGCATTTCCGTGACGACCTCGCGCAATTGCAGCCGCACTTCCGTCATGACGTTATTCATTATCTTGAGATCATCGCATGCAGGTGCGGCCAGAGGGCAGTCTTTTTGTGTCATGCTTCCCCCGTCCTTTCGAGAAAAAAGATAGCCCCCGGGGTCGGTCGGGGGCGTGGTGATATGAACTTCCCAATGAAAAGGAGCAGTTTCACATGAAGTCTCTTGTTAAGTTAATGCTGATTAATAAGAATCAGCTGATAACTAAATGATCTGAAATCACATCAACTAGCTTCAATTTACCACTCGATTCATCAAAGAACCATGTCTCTGATCTTCATGGTAATTCATCCCTACTCAAAAAGGTAAAGTGTACCCGTACTACCAACGGTAACTTGCCCCCCCTGAGAAGAGCTGATGGTCACTGTGCAAGATGTGCCTGTTTTATTGCCGATTGTAGCTATAGGTCGCGATGACACACCGAATCCATTCACAAAATAGTAAGCAGGACCGACACTACTAATATGACACCCGTCACCAGCAGAACCATAATATGAAGAATTATATTGTATTCCGACACTTCCTGGATAATACAAAAATGCCAAAGTCGGAAAAAAGTTTATACCTGTTATTGTATAGGTGTACTGCCCTGGTAACCCCTCCACCGAAACAATGGCGTATCTTTTCGCCACATAAGTACCCGTTAACCCATGCAGAGCTACTCCATCTTTGATATTCGACTCTATAAAATTCAGATCCGTTAATGTCACAAAGTCATCTACACCATCTCGATATCCAGCAGACGGTAAGAGTTTAATTGTTGTACCTGATACCACCGTCGATAATGACGAAGTATCACCAGCACGATTCGGCATGGTACCGGTCTTTTTTGTCCCCCCCTGATAAAACGTTTTTCCAGACAAGACCTCTCCTACTACAACGTTTGAATCTGTTGAAATTTTACTAATCTTTGTTGCCAGTTGAGTAAAAGTTTCATTTGCCGCCGCTGCTTGCCCCATACCAGTGATCGCAGCGGCAATAGCAGTTTTACCGTCACTGGCTGATTGAAAAGCCTGGTCTGCCCTCGTCTGGGCTGTTGCGGCTGCTGTAACGCCCGCACTTCCCCGGTCATATGCCGCCTTCACCGCTTTTGGAGTTGCCGCTTTAATCTCATCTGTACTGTCCGTAGCGTTGGAGAGTTGGACTTTCCCCTTTGTTATAAGTGATGCGCTCGGGATGGTAATCTGAATGTTTCCTTTGTCTTCTGTACCAACAAAGAGTTCCTCTGTATCTGTGCAAAGCGCTGGCTCACCGTCTTTAAGAATCGGCAAGTCTGCCTTTAATCCCCGTAGAATCCGTATACCTGCCATACTTACACCTCCCGCGTTCCTATTTCGTTGCTCGGGATATTTCCGCCAACAGAAGACGATATCACATTATCAAAGTCAAATGGAGTATCTCCCGAATATCCATCTGTCAAAATGTTACTGTGAATAGATACATTTTGTACGTTTTTTAAGCTAGCGGTGTACTTTGGAAACCTTCCATTATCACCAACAAGGGTGTTGCCAGACACAAGCAAACCGTTGCCGAGATGAGTGGTTTTCCCTTCCATGTGAATCAAACTATACATATTATTGGTTTCTCGAGAGCAAGCGCGAATGATATTATCCGTAATGCTAATGTTCTTAAATGCTTCTTCAAAACCGAGTTCTGGTGCATAAATTGCATGTTTACCAGCATTTTCAATAATATTATGTGCAAAAAGAAGAGTATTTCCACCTTCGAGGTAGAGGTTATACTCAGGAGATCCATTAAAGTGATTGCCAATAAACCGTATTGGGCCACCTTGAATGTAAACATCACAGAAATCAGCCCCGATGTTATTACACATGCACCAGCTATCCTTGCATCTCCAACCCCATTTTACCCCGACGTTTGCATCCTCAATTTGGTTATTTCTGACCATGTTTAAGTATCCAAGTGAATCGTAAATAGAACTGTCATCATTTAGCCGGAATGCTGATTCGGAACAATTTTTCACTCGTATAAATTCGATTACAGATGAGTCAAAGTGACCATTTAATGCAGAGCCGCCATTAATAAAGCTATTATTTTGCTTATTGCAATCGATTGAGAAATTACGTAAGTTGCAATTAGAAACAAGCCCATTAGTGCGAATGGCATCAATATCACTTTTGTCTCCAATACGTAATATCGTTTGTGGTCCATCACCTTGAAGAGAGATGTTTTGTTGTAGAAAGATTGTGTTTTGGAGATTATATGTTCCTGCTGGTATATAAACGTAAGAAATGTTATGTTCACTGGCATATTGGATTGCTTCGTTTATGGCTATAGATTCATCCTCTACCACACCATTCCCTTTTGCATCAAATGCCCTTACACTCACTCCATTTACACCTAATCTGAGTGTTCCAGGGTTAAAGCCTCCAACTTTTGCATCTGTAAATTTCCCGGCATCGATGGTCATATTAGGCAAATTATCTACTAATGTTTGGAATTCCGTTTGTGATACATACACAAGAGAGCTATCGATGACGGCAGTTACATTAGCGGTTTGTCCGACGACTACAATGACATCTAACGCCTTCTCAATGGTATCGGCGCCTCCATTAGCCGGGATAAATTCTGCGCCTGCACCGGCGTTTGCGTAAGCATAAAGAATTTCACCGAGGTCTGGATCTTGAGCAAAGACCCCGATCTCCCGGAAATAAAAGCCTGCAGTAATATCCTTGTTGGATAAGGTCGCTCCGATAACTGTCTTGTTAGGTGCTTGTGCCTTGAGTTTGGTCAAGGTTAGATTCATCTTTTGATTAACAAGAGTATTGAGGGAAGGAATTTGCTGCCCTGATAACTGCCCGTCTCCAATTGCAATTCGGGTAAACTTTAGCGCACTGCCTGCTTGTGCTTTACTCTGTACAGATACCCCTTTACTCGTTATTGAAAGTCCGTTAAATGCAGCCATCTTACACCATCCCAATTGTCAATTTATCGGCCATGTGGAGTGATATTCCTATTTTGAGATCACAGCTCTCCGTGGATTGAATAACAACTGCAGCTAATTTAGAACGTAAATTTTTCACAGAATCTGTTGCCTTAATAAAGAGCGAAGCTTGCTCATTAGTCACGGAATCATTATTGGTTACGACGCGAAAATAATAGGGCTCTCCAGAATACTCAAACCACTCTTCGATGTGGCCGTCTCCAAAATAAATTTCAATAACCCGCTTCACGGCCGCCGGTGTCCCGCGAATCTGTGCTAAATAAAGAACATCATTGATCGCCTTACGCTTAGTCTCAAGGGAGACATTGGCATCGTACCATTCCGCACCAAATTGCCAAGCAAGGATATCGAGCGCTTCCTCAGGCAGATCGTTAATCCGTCCATAGATGAGAGACTTGTCTACAGATGAAACGATATCACGCAATTGCTTGCCGATTGCTGTGGACATTCCCTCTACAGCTTCGTCTCTCTGCATGAATTTAGATTGCAACTGCAATAAATTCAAATTGGTAAGATCCATTAGATAAGTCCTCCATAGGTGATCGAAAGATCTCCTATCCGTTTTGCTATTTTAAACTCTTCAAGAGGAGTGTAGGTAGGGACTGTCAAAACCACGCGATATGCCCCTGCTACATACAGCCTTGAGATCAAATAGTCCGGAGTTATCGCCCTACCTAGTTTAGAGCTTTGCCAAGCCTCGTACTGATAGATCGCTCCATCAGAACCTTCGATAGCTGATCGAATGGCCGCTTCCTTAGCTGACTGCTCTGAAGAAATATAATAGGTGAGACTTATCTCGTATGTCGCCTCCTCCGGTGCTAAAACCGTCACAAGATCTGTCAAAGGCCGCCGCGTATCGTCTTTTACCGCTTCCTCCACTTTGTCTAGAACATCCTTATTGGGAAGAGCACCGTTTTCTAGGAGTGGATAAATATTGATTATCCCCGGCCCCGGAGAAGTAACAGCCACATCCGTAATTCCAACATCTGCACTCTTTGCCCAAAAAACATAAGCATTACGAGGCCCCGCGACGCTAAACGAAGCAGGAGCAAGACGTTGACGCTCTCGATAAGCATCGTCAGTTTCAGCATCTGTACCGCCATGACTAATATCAAGGTTAACTACACTGGCTACATAAGGTATCGGATCAACTAACAGTCTAATTTGACCGGGAACAAAACCGTTATACTGTTCTCCGCCTACCATAGCCATGGCCAAGACGTCACCAAATGTTTCCCCAGGGTTGATTGTGTACGTCGATACCGTTGCGAAATAAAGAACGCCATCCGGAGTAACACGAGTGCCGACAGGGATGGTGATGGCCGATGTTTGTATTGTCGAAAGCGAAAACCGGATCGTCACTTGCGCCGAACTCTCCAATAATCGCGGAACATTAAATCGATCACCAAGAGCATCCAATATGGACCCAAACGCAAAAGGCAGCAGATTCGAATTGCCCGTATAGTTAATGCTATTCCGTAGTGCTACCAGTGCTGGAACCATTTGTAATAAGAAATGGCGTCTCGGATCACCTGGAAAAAGTGCTTGGCCGATCGCCTTCTGATAATCAAGTAAAAGCTCTCTTTCGATGCGCTCTGCATCGGTATCGACAAAAGAAATGGGCTGGAAATCCGTCATACGTCAATCACCACCTCAAAAATTAAACTTCCATCATCTGAGATTCCAGAATAGGTCACGTCCTTGACCTTTGCTCTCGGTTCCCGCTCATCAACAATGGAGAAGATCTGTGCAATCACATAAGGTACCGCTACAGGCTCCGGCATATCAACAAAATCCCGCTTCAGTCCAAGTGTCCGGTCATATGCAATTTCATATTGCAACGTGTTAATGAGGGTGAACACATTCTGAATGATTTCTGCCTTGCCGGACGCCGCCCAATCAATCTCAGGAATATCTGAGGAAATTATTCTTGCTTGCAAACCTCATACCCCCTCCGCATAGTTATGAGTCCGCTTAAAGATGGATACGGTCGACAGCTCATAGTTTGGATTATCCCGCTTATTTGGATTATCGATGTACGAGTTGGGGACAATATCCGGATTCGTCGACAGTGAGCTTCCCGCGTTACTCTCTATTGCTTCTGCTTTTCCGGCACGTACATATTCCTCAAAATCGAGATTTATTTTGGCTTTGAGGAGGCGCCCCTTATTGTCGATTTCTGTATCGCTCGTCCTAACCGACTTCAACAACCAGCGGTTTTTCCCAAGAGGCTTTGTCCCCATAATAAAAAAGTCGGCAGCGGCCTTTATACAGATCGCTTCCCACTCTTCTATTTCCTTCTGCACATCGATATTCATATCCACACGAAGGGGTAGTTCGAAACTCATTGCGCTGAGGCCATACCCCTTGACGTAAGTGCTTGGTTTGTCTTTGATTTTTTCCTGGGTCTCCGTTTCCAAAGTTGTAGACCATTCCATGCCATTAAAGGTATAGATTTTATTCCCGCTTACCTGGAACACTTTTTTTTGATAAGAGGCAATTGGCAAAGGACTCACCTCCCTATATCTTCGAGATTAAAATTTTTGCAGAAATAAATTCCCCACTACCAAGATAACCATATGCTCCATAGTCCGTAAACGTAGCGTTATACCCCCCGACTTGTTTTAAATTTCCACTCTCCAATACACCTTTAACCGCAAGAATGACTATATTGTGCTTATTCCAGGTATCGTCCGGGTACGCCATGTTAAAGTCTGTCATATTAACGATATCAGCTTTTACCTCAAGAACAGCAGGGACAGGTTTGCCCATAAGGGTCATACTTCCATCTTCAGATATAGCCGCTATATCAAACCAATTTTCAACTCTTGGATCGGTATTTTTAGGGAGCTTTCTCCAGACCATTTTGGTGCCTTCAAGCTTCGCACGGCCAGTGTATGGATTGTAATAACCAGTGTCATAAAAATCCAACGGGCTGACCATCCCCCAAAAAAAGGAATTGTACCCACGTTCATCCATATTCCATAGCCCATGTTGCCCATTCCAGAGCGTTCCATTATATGCATATCCATAATCGGGATACGCTTTGGCGGAGTCAGTGCTTCCACCTGAAAATTTGCCTAAAGAGATACGCTTAAAGGGGCTCGTTCCGGATCCGTCAATCTCAAATCCGCTGCCTCCGATGGTCATGCCGCCGTAAGCATCACACATAAAGTGATTATTCCAGCCGAGCATAATCCCAAATTCACGCCAGCTGCCATCTGACTGTAAGGCGCCGATGTCCTCGCCTGTCAATTCACGAGACGGATCGTCTTCTCCATATGCTTTTTTACCATTAGCCTTCCAGAGGTTGACGCCCTGATTAATAAAGTCACCGGTTGACTCTTCACCGGGATAAGTCCCACCGCCTTGCAATTGCCACCCGAAGCTAAAATTATCCAGGTCAACTCGCTTGAATCGCTTGGTCTTGTAGTCATACCATGCATTTACCAGTATCCACAATTCTGTGTATTCAACACCTCCTCGCATACCCGTTATTACCGCGAAATTATAGGGAGCTTGAGGCAAGTTCCCAGATTCAGGATAAAATCCCAAACTTTGATTGATACGCATTGCTGACTCTGTAAATGCAGAAATAATCATGCCGTCGGCCATGTTGCTCGACGAAGTGAATGCCACCACAACGTAATCACTGACACTGAGCTCCAAATGTGAGGCAATTGGCAATTCTGCAGTAACGGATCGTTCCAATTCCGTAAAGGTTATTCTCGCAGTCCGTTTTAAGGGGTCAACCGAGCTCACATAACCTTTTTTTATCACACATACCCCTCCAACACGCGCCTGATTGTCAATTTGGATCGATTAGACGCCAGGTCATGCAAAATACAATCAATCACATATAAACCGTCAAAATAACCGATTCCATACAGCTGAAGAACGCTCCCTGCTGCGAGTCCTGTGTTTAGTGTTATGGTCAATCTGCCCATAATTCGATATTTATTTGCATTCCTCAAAAGCCCACGCGCCCAACGATCAGCCTCCGCTTGGTTGGATACATACAAAAACTCACGCATTGCTGCCCCATCGATATCCGGAGCTTTGAATATCCCTTTTATTTGCACATCTGACTGGCTTATTACTTGGCAAGCGCCATAAATATCCGTCGATTTATCGATAAAGTCGAAATCGCGGATTATATCCGAAGCGCGAATCATTGTAACCTTTGTCCGATTTCCTTCGTCCGCCTCGTTTTGTACAACCAGCATTTGATTGGTGATTTTAAGAACATAACCTTCTAACATGCAACGATACGCGAGAAAGGCAAAATCCGCCTCATCTTGCTGATCCACGCGAGTATAAAGATAGTTACTTACGTTGTAGGTTTGAACTTTTAAGTTGTAGCGAGCTGCAATCTGAGTAACCAGTTCAAGGAACCTAACATTTTCCCAACCCTGTGAGCGTGCCGTCTTACTTACCAAAGGAATAGAGAGTGCCTGCATACCGAAGGATCCGGCCTGCTGCGAGATTTGATCAATGTACATAACGCCGGTGTCGAAGCTCTTCTCTTTTACTTGCAAAGTATCGTTTTTCATCGGTTTCCATTGACTCCATAAGCCACTGGGATCGGCAAAGACAAGAGATAAACTATCTGGCTTGCCCCCAGTGTTATCGGTGAATTGCACGACTATTGGATGGACAGACGAGGTGATGTCTGTTCCGTTATAATAGATGTTCATCCGTTACGCCTGCTTCCAAGGTGGCAACGTAGTCGCTGCCTCCGTTTCGAGAATCGGGATTTGCAAAACCTCTCCTCCAATAAAAGTGATAACCTTCCGGTATTGGAGATTGGCTTGAATAATCACAGACGATTTTTGCTCTTTGTCGTAAAAATCAAGGGCGATACTGTCAAAAGTATCGCCCGCCAAAGCCGTATAATGATATGCATTAGGCAAAGCTTTCCCTCCTCTTCGACTCCCACCAAGCATCTGCTTGAGTGAAAAAGTCATCAGCCGCGCTCTTTAATGCCGGTAACGCCTTTCCAGTGTCAACTCCACTGATGACCGGGCTGAAAACAAAGGTCGGTTTACTACCGGCTCCATCGGCGCCAATGACCCGTGCCGTTTGATTCAATAAGCTCAAACTGCGAGGAGTGCGTTTCAGCGGAATCGCCGCTTCGGGACCTGCTTCGCCAAATATGGATGGCTGGTTCGCAAAGCCTCCATTCGCGAAAGTAGGAATCAACGGAATGTTTAGCGAAAAACCTTTTCCCCCGATAAAAGGCACCCAATTCGGTACTGTAAAACTCATGCTATTAATCCCTGCGATTAACGAGTTAAAGGGTTGAATGCACATGTTCAGGAATCCTTTAAACAGGGTAATGACATTTTGGAATGTTGTTTGCACACCACTCCATGCGCTTTGAAATCCACCGACAATTCCTGTCCATAAACCGCTGAACCATCCTCCAATCACCTGGATCCATGGCAGTATGCTGCTCCATGCAGCTTGAAATCCACTCACCATCCCTGTCCATATGCCACTGAACCATCCTACAACTGTTTGGAACAATGGGAGAATGCCATTGTTCCATAAATTTGTGAACCAAGCTGTTACACTACTCCATGCATTTTTCAATCCGTTGACCATGCCGGTCCATAAGCCACTGAACCATCCTCCTATCGCTTGGAAAAAAGGTAGAATGTTGTTTTTCCACAGTCCGACGATCCATGCAGATACTTTGTCCCAATTCTTCCATAACAAAATAACGATTCCGATGAGAGCTACAATCGCTAAAATGACAAGCCCAATTGGCGAAGTCAAGAAGGCTACAGCAACACCAAAAGCTGTCGTAACTACCGCACCTATCCCTGCCGCGATGTTCCAAGCAACCGTTGCTGCTGTCATCGCCCAGGTTGCGACAGTGCTTGTGCCTTTCAATATGGCATCCTTCAAATATAAGGCTTGCAAATATAAAGTTTCCAATCGATCCTTAACTTTTACAGCTTTCAACGCATTATAAGCCAGTGTTATTCCATCAATACCAGCCTTTATTCCCGAACCAATCTTCCACAGCGCCATTGCTCCAACTATGCCAATAATGATTGGAGCTATGAACGACCAATTATCCGAAATAAAATGATAGAGATCTGCCGCTTTCATAGCAACATCGCTGATAAACGCACCGAACTTCTGCAACATGTCCACTGCTACCGGGATATACGCAATAATTTTCTCTCCGACTCCCTGGATAGCTTGCTGCACTCGTGCAACTTTTTCAGGGCTATTCAAAAAAGTGGAAATTAATTCGTTACCTTTTTTAAACAACGATGTAAATGCGGGCAATGCGGCACTCATGATGGTCCCGGACAATTGTTTGAAACTCTCTTTGAAAAGGCGTTGTTGGTTTGCACAGGAGTCTTGATTCCGTGCGAAATCCCCTTGTGCAACCTTGCTCTTATCAAGCAAATAATTATATCGAAGAATGGTCTTGTTAGCCTCATCCATCTTGCCATATGCTGTTTTGATGCCCTTGGACATAGCATAATGTTCCAAATTAGCTTCACTCATGTTAATTCCGAGGGCATTCAGCGGTCCAATTTCTCCGGAGATCCCTGCTTTGATCTTTTCAAAGGCTTCCTCCGGCTTAAGATTGTAAAACGATGCAAAATCACCGGACAAAGCCGCAACATTTTCGGACATCGTAACTAGGTTCTTACCCGACACACCGGCACTTTTCATTAGAACTCCGAATGATCCGGCAAATTGTTTAACCGACAGTTCGGATATTCCATATCCTTTAATGGCAGTCTTTGACCAAATATCAATCTGTTTTGCACCATCACCAAAAGTGGCGTCTATCACCTTTTGGACTTCCTCCAGATCGGATGCAAGATCAAGACCATTCAATGCAAACTTCCCAAGAGCATTGATCGCACTGGAGGCACCAGCGGTGACGGCTGACTTAAGTGCATTGAATGAGCTTTTAGCCACATTTCCAACCAAGCTTGATTTCTTGTTTAAATTATCTACGCCAGTAATTGCACTGGCGATTGACTTTACAAGAGATGGGTCAACTCGCCCTGAAAGGACGACTAGCATCTCCAGATCGCTCTTACTTGCCATTATTTCGCTCCATCTCCTTCCGCTGGCGCTCCGCTTCGCATGCTAAGGACTCGAAGAACCTGATCAGCTCGACCAGACTCATGTTCAGGCATTCGGTGCGTGTACCGAAATGATGATAAACAATTTGCGTAATGCACGTATCAATATATTCCTCAGTGATTATTCCCCCGAACTCAAGAAGAAAAAATCACGTACCAACGCCTCCGCCTTAACAGAATCCTTGGCGCTCATACGAAGAACATCATCTACTTCAATCGACGAGTTTTCCTTATGAACAGCAGCCGCAAATAGATAAAGGTGATAATCAGCGTCCAATTCTTGCACCATGATCATATTGCCGGCTTTTTTGAATGCTTTTGTCGCTTCAGCCTTGTCGCGCGCAGTCATATCCTCCAAGTTGCAATTCAGTTCTCTGACTTCCTCGCCATTGATTAAAATAGGTTTGTTCAGTACCAAACTTGCCATGTATAAATCCCCCTATCAAATTAAGAAACAGCCCTCATTGGAGGGCTGTCCGTAATGCTGCTTGGTAATCTTCGCCATTGACGACATATTTGTAGTTAAACTTATCGATTAACAGAATTTCTTTCCCGTCCACAATCTTGCGGAGGTAATAAATTTCAAATTCACTTGACCCGTCCGTTCCGGCACCAACCTCAATTTTGCCCATATCATACTTTTTATTAGCACCTGACATAAAAACTTTATGCTGCTGAATGCCGATTTTGGTTTGTGTAGAATCGAAAATATCCACGGCCCAAACAACCTCAAACTTGATCTCACCCGGACGCGATAGGATCGCATACTGTGGATTGTCCGCCCGATTGTTTACGGTGAAAGTCATGCTCCCGACTTGTCCAAAAATGGGCAGATCCACTTCACCCATGATACCTGAACCTTTCAACGTATCGGTTACCTTTTCAATACTGGGGAGTTGTAAATCGGAAGCATCATCAATCAAAATAAGCTTGTCTGCCTGGTTTGTAGCTTTCAGTTTATAGTTAATTGTTTTATTTGTAATCTTTGGCATTAGCTTTCGCCTCCAAAAAGAGCATTTAAACCGCTTGTTGTGTACTGTACTTTAAAAGTGAGTGACTTGGCGACCGGTGTTGTTGTCGTCTGAATGTCAAAGAGGAAATCCCCTGTAATCATGGAACTGGTCGGATTACTAGATTCATTAAAGCGAATCGTTCCGGCAAGCAATTTGCCGTCGGCTATCAGGCTATTCAACCAAGTTCCGGCATCATTTAGAATTGTGTCCACCAAGATATGCGTGAGCGGTCCATCAATCAGGTGCATATACCGCTTTTGGAATGTATTGGTTAGGTATCGCATCATCCGGATGGAGGCATCGAACACATTTTTCGGGTCAACTTCCACGCTATCCTCATAGTTAGCGTTATGCGGACCCCACAACACCCAGATACCGCCGCGGAAAATAAATGTCGTGATCCCATGAGCGTTAAGTTCGTTTGCTTGAATCTCATCAAACGATACGGAGGTGCCATTTTTCAAGACGGTTCCCGTAATATCAATTTGTTTATTTGACGGAGAAACATAAGGGACATTATCGCCATCAAAGTCGGTTTGCTGCATCCGGACTGCCATCCGCGTTGATGCCCAGAAAGTGCGTCCTGCATGGATTACTTTCGGCCAACCGACTTTCAATTGAATATCGGTGTATTCATTCGTTGACTTCCATGAAATTGCATCATGAAGTGTGTTCGCATCGATGTCGGCCAACACGACCGCATCCCAATGACCGTTTATATCGTCGGATTTGGTGACTGGCGCTTCTTTCACTTCTTTGATGTGCGACCAGCCCGGAGCTGCTAGAATTGTCGGGATTAAATTTAAAGTTTGATAAATCAAATCCACAACCTCAATGCCCGTTCTTGCGCCGGAACTGTTGCTTCCGACCACATCCAAGATTTTAACAGTCGAAACGTCCATCTTCTTGTATTTGACCGAAGTCAGAGACATTAGTGTAGTCCCCGTCAATTTTACTCGGCCATCAGCTCCATATTCAGCTGTATAGTCGGTCCCGTTGATCTTCCCGTCAATCTCGATGGTTTCCAGGACAATGGGATCAGTCAAATATCCTACACCATTAACCGCTTGAACGGATGCCGTTGCTTCTTTGGAATGGTGTGTCGGATCCATGATATTGATCACGATGATCGGACCGATCGGCTGGATCTTGTTCTTGAAATGAGCAAAAACCGCTTCACAAAGAGTGAAGGTATCCCAGTCATCGGAATAGCCAATCTTTGCAACTCCGTCCTCGTAACTGTTGATCAAAATCGGAACGTTGACGGCAGAAGACGGGTCTGTCAGTTGATGAACAGGTGCGGTACCAATATAGACCGGAACCGTACCTACGCCAGAAGGCGGCAAGGTATCCGCCGTCGGAACCTGAATGCCGTATATTCCATGTTTGTATGCCAAATTTATTCACTCCAATCAAAATTTAGTTGTTCATGTTTCTGCAAATAAGGAAGCACAACCGCCGTAGCTCGGAAGGTCAACCAACCAACCCAATACCCAATAGGTTGCTGTTGATAGACACCCCATCGGAAGGGCTTTTGCGCCGCTGTTTCTCCACCGGCGACCAAATAGGTACTGGATAGTTCCTGTCGGCAGGCAAATATAAAATTCAACAGGTCCCTATACCCTTCATAATTCGGAGCGAGCTCATCCAGTGTTGGATTTAAACCGGAATCATGCACAATGAAGGAAATTCGGATGGTAATACCCGCATCGCTCCCGGTATCTTCCCCTTCATCCATGCCGATCACCATGGCCGGTATAGCTTGTTTTAAGCCATCTGGAAGTTTTAAAGGTAAGTTTTCCATTTGATTCGGCGGCAGCCATCCAATCAAGACGTTGGGGTTCCTAAGCTGATATTGGGCATTATCGTCAGTGGGAGCCCTCAGCTTGATTTTGGGGCTGACATACAATTCACAAAATAATCGAATCGACTCTAAAATTACGTTGTCAGTCATTCACTCACCTTCTTTGGCCGGTAACCGACTTCATGCTCCACTAGCAGTTTCTGCCGTTTTTCAATTCAGGAGCCTTAAGACACGGAAATCTATTCTCTGGAAGAAGTACTGAAATTAACTATGCTTCACTGCCATAACAATCATAGTTTTCTCCCCCCTTAACTTTTGCCCCGGCCCCCGCCCCATGGCCAATAGTGGAGCATCCTTTTCCCCAACGAAAAAAGAGCCGCCAGCGCGACTCTCTCCGTTTACCTATTCGATTGCAGTCCGATCGGTTCCACCGGCTTGTGTGCCGTTTCCCAAATCGTCCACGTTATCAATATACCACGCCCTTCGCAAAATGGAGTGCCATGAATCTGCCGATAAACGGCCAGCTTTCGGCCCGGATTCGGTGCAGGTTCGGTCAGCGGAAGAAGCCGCCTGTTGAACAAAAAAACCGCCGTTTTGCTCGGCGGCCATACTATTTGTACTAATCATTTTCTCACATATACTGCCACTTCCAGCATGATTCCCAGCTTGCAAATAGCGTCTCCTTTTACCCGGCGATAGGTTCGCTCGCTCAAGTTCAAATCGTGGCAAAGGAGAAAATCCGGAGTCGTTTCCTCGCTCAAGTACCGCTTCTCGATGATCTCCCGCTCTTTTTTCCACAGGCGGGTTACGGCTTCTTCCACCTGTTCGGAGGTTTTACGCAGTTCCTCCTCCATATCCACATTCCATACGGCAATGTTCTCCGCCGCTTTCGTAACGGTATTGGTTGCCCCATGAAACCGAGGCTCGTAGCTTGAAGTCGTCCGCATCTCCCGTCGCTTAAAACCGATTTGCCGATATATCCGCACTGTCTCCAGCGCTTCCTCAACCCGCTTTCGCGTAATCTTGCGATCCATTTCCAAACCGTGCATAGCCGCAAATGCGCTGGCCGTCATATCCGCTGGCATCCCGATCCCTCCGCTTCTTTATGCTGATCTTGGTATGACAATCTTGTACTTATGGGTGAAGATCGTACGACTCAACTACCAACATTGTCCATTTGTTGCTGCAACCCAATTATAGGTATAAGCATCTTGTAAGTCAACACAAAAATATAAGATTCTTGTATATCATTTCAGTTTGTACTATAATAAATGTGATAGTTTCAAAGGGAAAGGAGCGCTCCGTTTGTTTCGTCCTGAACGATTGATCAAATTGCGAAAAGAGAAAAAGCTAACGCAAGAGGAACTGGCCCGCAAAGTGAGCACAACCAAAGGCACGATCAGCAACTATGAAAACGGCCACAGCACTCCGCCCCACGAAACCCTTGTCCAGTTGGCGAATATTTTGGAAGTTACTACCGATCATTTGCTTGGGCGTAACCAATCTGATGCTGACGCTGTCTCATTAGTAGACGACCCAGAGCTTTCCCTCATGTTCCGTGATTTGAAGAATGCTTCACCGGAGATTCGTGAAGAAACCCGCCGTTTTCTGGAATTTATCCTTGAACGGGAACGAACCCGACAACCCGCGGACAGACAGCAAAAATAACCGGACAAGCCTTTCGCAACGTCTCTCAAGCCCTTTGGGCTTTTCTTTTCCACAAAAATACGAACATACATTCCCTTGCGAGGTGGAGCCATGCTAGCCCTTTATAAACCGACGCCCTTTGAGATGTGGATTGAAGCTTTTTTTCAAAATCTCGATATTTCATCGACCGCACAACTGAATATTGATTATATCGCGGAACGGATGGATATTTGGGTGTACTATCAGGAAATGCAGAGCTGCCATATTGACCGGGGAGGACTTTTCAGCGTAAACATCGATAAACGACTTACGCCTTCAGAGCAATGGGAGGATTTTCTTCACGAGCTATGCCATGTGCTTCGCCATGCAGGGAACCAATTCCATTTGCCGGAGCCACTTATGGAATGGCAGGAGCAAAACGCGGCGACTTTCCAACTGTATGCTGCGGTTCCTTTTTATCTGCTAAAAACTCTGAACATGCCCGCCCAGGAGCATAGCATCGTTGAGTTTCTCGTATCCGAATTCCATGTTACCTACACTTTGGCGGAAAAAAGGCTTCGGCAGATTCAACGGCGGATTTTGCAAGGAGTTTTGGATCAGGAGTTCATGAACAGCCTAAAGGAGCCGTACAAAGGAATCTCGGCAGAGGAAAGCTATGCACAAGAGACGTACAGGCTGCAAGATCAACTTACCCAACTAAGGGAGCCGAAGGGATTGCCGGACATCCGCGTTTTTTGCGATTTCGCAACGGAGAGCCAAACTGCTTTTTACATAAAAGCCACTTTTCATCCGGATGAGCCGATCTGGTCGGAGACATACCTACGCCTTCCCCTGATTTCCCCCTTCCAGACGCTAACTTGGGATGAACTTGACGAGGAACCGGGCATACGGGTGGGACTTGACGATTTAACAACCATCCCCGGGCGGCCAAATGAAATCGGAGTCTATCTGCCCTCCCTCCGCATGAAATATCCAAAAGAGCAGTTGGAGATGATCCGCAGCTTCATCCTCTCTATAGAGGAAATCGAGGAGGTTCTGCAAGCGGAATTTGATCCGAATCGCCGCCGCACCAAAGAATCATCTCATGAGCTCACTCAAGGTTAGGAACAAAAAAGCGCCGCTACCCCATAAGGGTTCGGCGCCAGTACATGGTATATCGGATTCAGTTCTTATTTTTATTTCCAATCGGTTTTTTCTCCTTATTCTCCGCAGCTGCCGCTGCAACCGCCACATAGGGATCATCGTTCAGCACCGAGTTATACTTGCTCAAATCCACGGACGGATAAGCGAGATTCAACTCTTTGAAAGCCGATACGATAATCCGCAGCACGAGATAATCACGGAACCAGCGATGATTGGCGGGGACGATGTACCAAGGATTGCGTTTGGTCGAGGTTTTGGTGAATACGTCGTTGTAAGCTTCTTGATAATCGTTCCAATAGCGGCGTTCCTCCAGATCACTATGATCGAACTTCCATAGTTTTTCCGGATTAACCATGCGCTCCTGGATCTTTTTCAATTGAAACTCCGGCGAAATATGCAAAAAGATTTTCACGATGGAGATGCCGCTGTCCGTGAGCAATTTTTCGAAACGCTCAATATGCTTGAACCGCTGCTCCACTTCCTTCTCATCCACCAGCTTATGTACCCGGGTAATAAGAACATCCTCATAATAGGAACGGTTGAACGCGGTGATAAAGCCTTTTGACGGCACGACCTTGTGGGTGCGCCACAGAAAATCGTGTGCGGCTTCCTCGGTAGTCGGCGTCTTGAAGCTTTCGGCGCGGAAGCCTTGGGGGTTCAGCTCGGAGAGTACCTTTTTGATGACCCCGTCCTTGCCGCTGCAGTCCATCCCTTGGAAAAGAATCAATACACCGTTGGTCTTGCTGGCAAACAGCTTTTCCTGCTCCTCTTGCAGCTCTTCCTTCAGCTTTTCAAACTCATCGGCAATTTCCTCGCGATCCGAAAACTTATGCTTGTCCTCCGGATCGAAGGATTGCAGCGACACCTTGCTTTTGCCGTCTAAGCGGTAATGACTGAGCAA